AAACTTTCACTTTTTTTGAAAGTTTTTCTAAAAAGTACTAGACTTTATTTTCAAAGTCTAGTATATTATAGTTATAAGGGATAAACAAAGGGGCTTGAGCCCCTTGTCCCTAGGAAAAATAACAGGGCAAAAAAGAAGCCCGAAAAAAGGATGGGTACAGATATGGAAAAAACAAAAAGAGGGTATCGGTTTATCGGAAACGGTCTTCAAAACGGTGCGAAGGAATTATTCAAAGATTTTGCACATCGTAGCAGCGCGATAAGATTTGCGAAAAAAAATAATTATCGTGATGTTGAAGAGTATCAATATGGTTTTTATGTCCCCGTTAAGTCTTTGAGGAGAGCATAAAAATGGATAGTGAAATAACCTTTTTGGAAAATCAAATAGCAAGCATAGATGCCTACATGCGCGATAGACAAGCAGATGGTAACTTTGACGGTGAATCTGCGATGTTTTTGGTGGTTTACAGAAACCTTGAAGAGCGTCTATATGGCTTGCGTCTACAAGCCGCTGAAGAAAAAGACGCTGAAGAAAAAATGCAGTATCGACCTCAAACGCAGGTTTTGTTTGAAACTACCACCGATAAACTACGCGCGTTTTTATCGGCGGGCAGTGCGGTTTTTACATTGGAGAGTAAAAAAACGGATAGGCATTTCACGTACAGGATAAACAGCAAGCCCAATAATCGTGGTGAGGGATATATTTATTTCTGTTCTGTGATGACAGGCGGAGCCGACAAATATAGTTATATGGCTGTATACGATCCAGAAAATTTATCGCTAGTCTTCACGCAAAAGAGTAATTTTTCCGTGAAAAACGAGAGTGTTCGCGCGCTGCTTTATTTTTTTGATGGATTAAAGGCAGGGAAAATTCCCGATGATCTTAATGTATACCACGCAGGTCGTTGTGGTAAATGTGGGAAAGAATTAACAGACCCCGAGAGCATTAAGTTGGGTGTCGGTCCCATTTGCCGTAATGGGGGGACGTGATGAGTAGTTTATTGGACGTAGAAGAATATAGACTTGATAAAAAGATACCAGTCAAGTCTACACGGAGCCGCAAAAATCTACCTTTGAAAAAATGGGTAGTGTTTGACGAAGTTGAAATGGCTATTTCTACTATTGCGCATCTGCCCATAAATAAAGCATCTAGAAAATACACACATAATAAAAGACGTTACTACGAGGTGGTATGGGAGAGAACATCAGAAAATATAGTCATTTTGGAATATGCGGCTGCGCAGTTAAAAAAAGATGTATTTGCTGATGTCCGCCTGGGTACTTTTAGCGATGATCTCATATTAACATTCACCTTTTCAAAAAAATTCATGTCTGAAACTGTGCAATTTTATATGGAATTATTCGATGAAAAAAATCTATAATAAGATATACCGAGTGTTCCTTACCACTCCAGTATTCCTTTAGTGGGGTAGCAGCGATCCCAATATACACTGCTACCCCACTTCTTTTTTAAGAGAGAGGTTTTTTATGGATATAAAGACATTTAATGTTATAAAAAAGGATATTCTCTTTTTGGAAAAAAGTTTGAAAAATTTGCGGTTTATCGTTCCGCAATTGCTATATAAAAAAGCAGAAAAAATAAGAACGACCCTAGAAAAAGAGGTTTACACAATCACGATGCTTCCATCCAGCCCTGATAAGACTGTACAAATATATATAGACAGCAGTAACTTTGAAGAACGGATGGATGAAATAAAAGAGGTGCTAAAGGCATTTGCAGACGATAACGGGATTTTTTTGCGTTATGATGTAAAGAGGTGTATATGAATAAAGGTATGCTTAATAAAACGAAGGGTGGCAGCGATAGAAATGAATATTATACGCCAGAGTATGCAGTGCAGACACTCATTCCATATCTAAAGACAATATGCGAAATACAAAAAGACATTTTGGGCAAAAAACTAACAATATGGGAACCTACGGACGAAAGTGGCGAAAAAGGAATAGTAACCGCGTTGAAAAAAAGTGATATTCCTTGTGATATACTTTGTACGGGGCTTCCATCGGTCGATTTTTTAACTTTAGAAAAACCGTTGGGTGATATTGTTGTTACTAATCCGCCATATGGAAAAAACCTAAAGGAACGCTTCGTCAAACGTCTATATGAATGGAATATCCCGTGGGCTATGTTAATGCCTCTTTCCATGTTAGAGGGTGTAGATCGGGGCAAGATGTGGCGAAAAAAGGGAATTGAACTATTGGTACATAATAGACGTATAGGGTTCATCCCAGGAGCAGAAAGACCCAGAGGTGATATGGTTGTAGAAGAAGCACAATACAAAGTAAAGATGAACGTACCTTGGTTTAACAGTTCATGGTTTTGTTACGGTATCCTTCCCGAAAAACTAATATTCACAGAGGTGAAGCCGTGAAAAAAAGGTATGCTGCGATGTCATACGATTGTATGAAGGATTGTCCTAGGAATAAAGAAACAGATATGTATACATTTAACCCTGATGAATGTGCGGTTTGTGATAGTTATAAAATATCTTGTATTGCTCTTTTAGCAGATAGAGCCGTCATTGAAAGTATTGTGTACGATTATGTTTTGGAGTATCAGGCATGTGTTAGGATATTTACAGTCGATGTTGAAACTAACAGTAATAGTAGCCCGTTGACGATAAGTTTTCATAATATGGAGTTATTAAAGCCATGCTAGGTAAACAAAAAAAGAAGGGTAAAAGTAAAGCCGATATATGCCCAAACTGCACAAACTTTAAATATTGCCTAGAAGCGATAAATGAAAAGGTACAAAAAACTTGTATTGAAACGGGCTTTAGGTTTTTTATAAAGGTGGCAAACAAATGATATTCAAATCTCTATTTGGTAAAAAAGAAACACCATCTTGTCATAACTGTAATCATACATACTGGACTTACGAAAGCACTATGGAAGATCATGCTTGTCGCTGCCAGTTTACGCATGAACCAATAAATCTACAAAATTGTTGTAATATGTATCTAAAAAAGAAAAAAAGAAAACCAATTAAATCCTGGGTATGTGTCGAACCGTTACCACAATATCGAGAGATGTATGGGGGTATAGAATCAGCCGTGGTATTAAAAGCGGCAGCAGATAACGATAATTTGTTAAGAATAAAAGTACTTTGGGCAAGTAGTCCCACTTTGTTATTTAAAGAGATGAACGTGATAGAAGAAACATTTAAAGAGGTGTTAATATGAAACTTGAAGAACTTTTATTTTTTATTTTATGCCTTATAGCGTCTACTGGCATTCTTTCGCTTATTTTATTCACAAGCCTACTGTATAAAATAAAAGACGAAGTTGAAGACTTACGAAGGGAATTGAAGTGGAGAAATATCCACGAAAAACAGATAGGTTAAATAAAAAACCTATTAACTAAAAAGGGGTTATCAAAATGATAGAAAATCATGGAGATTTTGAAATACCTTACTTTGTTTTATATTGCGATAGGTGCGGTGCCGAAGCAAACGAAGCATTTGACGAATGGGACGATGTATTGGACTGGAAACAAAATGACGGTAAACAGATGGGCTGGACTAGCGTGAAAGAAAAAGGGGAGTGGGAAGATCGATGTCCTGCTTGTAACCCTTTTAGAAATGCTAGCAGCGAAAATAGAAAGCCGATAAAACGGAGTAAATCATGAGCGGTTTTTTAGAAGAAACAGACGAAATATTCCCAGGGTGCAGACCTGACGATTGGAAAAACCCTTTTGTAGAATACGATCTAAAAACGCCCAGCGTTTTAATAGCACGCACTCTAGCAGGTATCATAGAACGTAAGGGTGACCATATTGTTGAAGCCATAGTTCACGAAGAAAAAAGGAAAATGCTAGAAAAAGGATACGGATGGCCAATTGAGGCAATCGACCTTTTTATGGAATTGATAGATAAGTACGATATGAAAATGGTGGGAAAACTGCGCGTATATGTCGACCGATACCTAGAATATTATGGCGGCGACGATGCACTCAACAAATATCTAGAGCGATGTAAAAGACGATATAGCGAACAAAAGGAAAAAGCCGATGATTGATTTTTTAGCGTATGCTTTACCCGCTTTAATGATAGGATATTATCTAGGGCGTAAAGTGGGCATATACACAGAAAAAAGGGAGCATGAGCAATATCGGCAATTTATAACATCGTTTTTAAAAAAGATAAGCGATTGGGTCACAGAAAACCACCACAACGTATTCGTAGTTAGCGATTCATGGGTAGACGAATTATTTGGCGAACATTTTGGAATAAAGAAAGAAAAAATAGAGAGGGAAAACAATGGAAAAAGGAACGAAAATATGCCCCGTGTGCAAAAACATTAAACCGTGGAAAGAATTTTATCTACAGAATAACAAAACAAACCGCAAACCACGTCTATTTTGCATAGACTGCTACAAGGCAGATCAACGCCAAAGAGAGCAGAGAAGAAGAAAATATACAGGCGTAGATAAAAACCCAGATATGCTAATACCCACATATAAATATGACGGTATACAGCCACCCCTAAAGAAAAAGGCACCCCCTGCACCTCGATAACACCCCTGTATGGTATCAATAAACCCCCAAAAACTATACGGTATGCAGTGTGACACCAGTAAAACAACCCCGTACACCCCCCGACCTAAAAGAACTAATAAAAATAACCTAGTAGACCTTTCAATAGTTACACATCTGCCCTAAATGCCTAAATAGTAAAAATAAAAAAAATAAAAAAACCGCTTTACTAAATACACAAATAACGCTTATTATTAAAGCACGATGGAAAAAATAAAAGGTGACCCAACAAATCCGATAACGCACCCCGACACAAAAAAACCCCTAAAAATAAACCCAAAACCTATAATTATTAAACCTATGCAGGATATAGAAAACGCTATAAAACAAATAAATAATGCAAATGATACCTTAACAGACGATATAATGCAGGATAATAGCGATATACAGGCACAAATAGTAAAAGATGCACCCCCTCTGCCGCCGGAGTTTTTAGATGATAATTATAAAAAGATAACGGAGATGGTACGGGGCGCGGGAGTGCCGGAACTGGCAAATGCCGGCAGCCGGACCCCAGAAGAAAAAAACATATCAAAATTAGCATACACCCCACCCCAGAAGAAAAAACCCTACACCATAGAAGAAGCAGAAAAACTAGCCCTAGAAAAAAGTAAACAGGTAACAACCGATGAAGTTATTAAGTTTGTCGAAGAAAATATAAAACCCAACCCTAAACCTAAACCGTGGCAGAAAAACCTAACAAAAGAATTAACCGATGCCGAACGTACAGAAATATATATCAGGCTAGAGAACGAAAGAATAGCAGCAGAGGTGATTAAAAGGGCAGAAATAAAAAAGAAACGCCAAGCGCATGCGTATAAAGCCATAGCCGCTAAAAAAGCCAAACGCGAAGAACGGTTAAAAAAAGAGAAAGAGGATGCTAAACAAATGAAGGTGATCGAAAAAAAGGTTAAAAAGGGTAGGATAGATAAGGCGGGGCTACCTGCTATTAAACCGTTATCTTGGTTGAAGACCTTTAGGAGTGAGTACGAAGTGTCCGCCGGCGATTTGCGCCGCATTTGTATGGCTTTTATATTTGGACACTCTATAGATGAATTAAAACTTATGACCAGTAAAGAACATAGTCACGAAATACCTGTGATTGTATATTATTTTGCTAAAAGTTTTATCGAAGAAGCAGAAAAAGGTGAAGTTGATGCGATGGAAAAACTACTTGACCGTATATTTGGAAAGAGCATACAGAAAGAGATGACAGTTAATGCCACACTTGACCTTACCCCTAAAAAAGACGTGGACGAAGAAGACAGGCGAGCAGAATTAGACCGATTAGAGCGTGAAGTGTCTATGTTGATGAACGAAGGGGGTATGTAATGCACCCAGCACATAGCCCCGAACGCATGAAGGAATTATCAGAAATAAGAAAAAATAAAAGAGCATTGCGCAAAGTAGAAGCAGGTGCAGACACTCAGACCAAAATAGAGAAATTAAAAAGAATTAAGAAATTAAGAGCGCAATTATATCATTTAGATTTTATTAACTATACATGGCAGAATAAAACTGATCCCTTCGTTATCGGTCTGCATACTAGGGGCATTTGTAAAATAATTGACGAAGCGATAGAGGACTATAAACAGGGAAAAAGCAGTTTTCACATAATACAGGTTCCTTTTAGGCATGGTAAGAGCGAAATTATAAGCCGTAAACTGCCAGCACATTTTCTAGGATTATTTCCAGACGGCAAAGTATTAATGACGGGACACACAAACGACCTAGCCGTGGAATACTCTAAACATAGTCGTGATTTGATCAAAACAGCAGAGTATACAGAACTATTCCCCAAAGTGTCTGTTAATCCCAACGATAGTTCCTCAAGCCATTGGAAAATATATGATTATGCTGGAGAATGTTTTGCTAGTGGCTTGTTGGGGGGTCTTGCTGGACAGGGATATGCCCTAGGAATACTGGATGACTATTGCCGCAATAGGATGGACGCTGAGTCCCCTACAATGCGCAATCGTAGTTGGGAAGCGGTTACCAACGACTTTCTTACTAGGCGCGCACCTGTTTCAATTACAATAATTCTAGCAACCCCGTGGAACATAGACGATGTAATTGGACGAATTAAAAAGAAAATGGAAGAAGACAAATATTTTCCACGCTTTAAAATTACAACCTTCCCAGCGTTCTCTGACGATTATGAACAGGGCATTTTATTCCCCGAACGGTTTGATAAGGAATGGTATGACCAACAACGGGCTACATTAGGTGAATACGGTACAGCGTCGCTATTACAAATGAATCCAATTACTAGGGGTGGAAACTTAATAGACGTTAGCAATATCGTCAAACATAGGGACTTGTCGGAGTATCCCACAGACTTGCGATGGTATAGGGTATGGGACTTGGCACATACCGCAAAAGAAAGAAACAAACCTGACCCCGATTATACAAGTGGAACATTACTAGCATTTAGAAACAAACCCGGTACATATAAGGTCTGGGAATTGTGGATTAGGGATATTATAAGAGCGCGTATGAACGCACCAGAAAGAGATAATTTAATTAGACATACAGCAGAGGTGGATGGGGCTAGTGTAAAGATTGGAATTGAAGATACGATAGATAGTAAAGATGCCTATCAAACGCTATCTAAAATATTTGAAGGTAGGCGAATGATACAATCAGCAAAAGGTAAGGGCGATAAGGTCACACGCATGGCACCGTTAGAGCCAATATTTAAGGCAGGTAACGTCCACGTACCTATGCACGCACCGTGGTTGAACGCGTGGTTTGAGGAATTGTCTAGTTTTCCTAGTGGGTCGCATGACGATATGGTGGATAACTTATCTGCTGGATACGCGATATGCTGCAAGACCCCCGGTGTATCTACAACGACATTAATGGGGGTTTGATGTGTTTTACTTTAGGGATAACGGAGATGAAAAACCGCCTTGGACGGTGGGAGAGATTTTAATTATTGTATTGGGTATAGTTTGGACGGCTATAGCAATAATAAATATAATATGGGGGTAGACAGATGGGACAGAAACAGATAAAAAAGTATAGGAAGGTAGCAGAAAAAGTAGCCAAAACACAAGCCTACTACCTAGCCCAACATCAAGTGATGGAAATTATGAACGCGCCTTGGAACATTCGTTGGCGGTTTGCTTTAAAGATTTTATTTCCACCAAAGCAAAGGAAAGAAAAAAGTAACCGCGATATTATAGCAGCGGCGCATGGCTACACATCAGCAAAAGAAGCCGAAAAAGTGATAGAAGAAAGAAAGACCGTTGGACAAATGGCGAGAGAAACGAGTGAAGAACTAAAACAAATAGATAAGGGGGTATCAAATGGGGGTAAGTGATCATAATGCAGTGTATAATGAGCATAAACAGGACTGGGATCAAGTAAGGGACTGTATGCAGGGAGAACGTGCTATTAAAGCACAGGGTACTTTATATTTGCCTAAATTAACAGGCATGACCGATGAAGAGTATAGAGCATTCACTAAAAAGGTGCATTTTTTCGGAGCCACCGCACGCGTAGCAGACGGACTACATGGGCAGGTATTTAGCAAGCCGCCGCAAATATCAGGCAATATACCAGATGAATTACACACACTGTTAAAAAACAATGTAGACTTAATGGACACAAGCCTTGACCAGTTTGCATCGGATATTGTATGGGATGCGATGATGACTAATTGGGGGTGTATCCTTGTCGATTATTCCAAAGGTGCCGAGCAGGTGTCCTTGTTGGAAGCAGAAAAAAGAGGGTATGGTGCATTCATGAAGTGGTATCCTGCTGAGTCGTTAATTAACTGGCGATACGATCTAGTGAACGGTAAAGAGCAATTAGTGCTGGTAGTCCTGCATGAACCCTATACAGAGCCCAACCCAGAGGACTATTTCACAGAAACGAGTTATAACCGCTATCGTGTACTACGTCTAGAAAGAGATGAGCAGGGACAATATGGGCGATATGTGCAGGATATATACGATGACAAAATTGGATTGGACGTACCTAGCGAAACAAATATAGAAGTGGTGATGAACGGTGAATATTTGTATTATTTGCCTGTTTTTACTGTGCCTGGAAAACTACCAGAAAAGAGTATGTTATTGGATTTATCGTTTCTAAACATCGGACACTACCAAGAAAGCGCGGACTACCAGCACGGCAAGCATTACACCGCTATACCAACACCTATAGCCACAGGTGTAACACCAGAAGCCGATCCACAAGACCCTACAAAAGCCAAAGCCGTGTACATCGGTGGTACAAAATTTATCTTTTTTAACAACGAAACGGGAGCGACAATTGATGTTAAGTTTTTAGAATTCTCTGGTTCTGGTATGTCTGCATTAAAAGACGGTATCAATTTAACAGAAACACAGATGGCTATCATGGGCGCACATATTATATCAGCAGAGAAAAAGGGAGTAGAAACAGCAGCAGTGGCTGGTATACATAGGCAGGGCGAAAACGGAGTGTTGGGCGCGTTCGTAAGAAACGTATCAGAATGTATAACCAGAGCCGTGAAAGTGTTTGCTGAGTGGAATGGATATGCTATAGATGGTACAGATTTTTCGTATAATCTTAATGCCCACTATGAGTTAGCAGAGCAGAACGCGCAAATATTATCTGTATTGTTACAAGGACGGAGTGCAGGCGAGTTTCCAAAGATTGTTTTATACCGCTTCCTACAACGCATTGAAGCCATACCAGAAGATTGGACGTTTGATATGTTTTTAGAAGAAGCAGACAAGGACGCTGCCCCCGATAAAAAACTAGAGTTGGACAGAATGGAATTGGAACGCAAAAGGTTAGAAGCCCCACAATCTGTCACACCCATAGAAGATAAGCCGGTAGAAGACCTGCTGGACGAAGACGAAGAAGAAATAGAGGACGAAGAATGAGCAGAGCGCAGGACGTAGTTGACGATTATATCTATCACGCCCACTACCTAGAGCGTTATAAAACAGCGCAGGGAGCCAAAACCAAAAGATATTTGCGCATGTTAAACAAACGTATAGCCGATTATTTACGCAGAAAAAGGACACTAGAAACGCGTCAAGATTATCGCAGAACGTCTTTTTGGATAAAAGAGCAGGTAAAAGACTTTGCAGAGCAGATGTTAAAGATAGTGGAGAAAGACATTAGGGCGATGTTTGACGCGGAATGGAAGTGGGTACAAAACGCGGATACGGCAAATAAAGAGTTGAAACAACCTAGTAAAGACCGGGTTGTCAACGATGTTTTATTTAATGCGTTCAATGATACCTACACTGTGGAAGGGTTTATCAACACGATAGCGGAACGCGTATATAAAGCGTGGGACAGTCAAATGAGAGTAGCAGTCACTACTAAAGTAGGTATGGACTGGGTGATAGAGCAAGTATTGGGGGAATAATATGGCTATAATGGATTCAATCGAAAATAGCGCGGTAACAAATACACAAGATATGTTTCACTACACAGGCGATATTATTAGACAATCCATGTACGATATTAACCGCGATAATTATAGCGGATATATGTGGGTAGCCTGTTTGGACTCGTCAACCTGTATGGTTTGTGCAGCATTAGACAGTAAAATATTTGTAATCGGTCATGGAATGGAATTATTGCATGACCAGTACAAAGGCACGGGCGGCAGCAAAGTAATAGACGAACCAGCCCCACCTATCCCGATACACCCCAATTGTCGATGTGTTATGGTGCCTGTAATGGCTGGATTAGAAGAAACGTATACATCAGCCCCCAACTACGAAGATTGGTTATCTAGGCGCACCGATAACGAGTTAATCAACATTTTGGGTCCGGCGCGTTTCGCTATGTACAAAAAAGGCGAAACAATTGACCGCTTCGTGAAAGATAATCGGGTGACGACATTGGAAGAATTGGGAGTGGAAAGAATCACTAGGGATACTGCTTTGGAATTGCTAGAAGAAATGGAAGAAGAAGCCAAAGACATATTTGAAGAATTGCTAGCAAATAAAGATGGGCGATATAGTAAAGCCGATTTGGAATTGTTGAAAAAGGTACAAAATATTGCGAACGGAGATGGTAGTTTTAAAGAAAAAATGGATATGTTTAAAAAAACACTTGCAATAGAAAATCCGTTGAGTGAAGAGTGGAGCAAAAACGAGTTAAAGGGCGGATATACAAGAGAACCAACAAATATGGAATTACAAAAAATATCTGACAAATGGGCAAGTGCCTTAAATGCAAAATATGTTAATGCTATTTTGGAATATACCAGTGGTAGCGATAAAATTAACGGTTATTTAAGAGGCACGTTTGAGTTTGGTGAGCAAGAAGCGCGATATTATAAAGAACTGACCAACAATCTAAACAAGGCACTAAAGCAAGACATTAGATCCACCTTTTTACATCGTGGGGTTAAAACATTAACAGACGGACTTGACACAGTCCTTGTTGGGGAAAGTGTACAATTTGAAGCGTTCACCAGTTCGTCTGTTAAATATAGCAATTGGGGTGTTCATAATATGTTTATAATAAAACCAGAAGGCGTAAACAAAGGCGCATATTTGGGGCGTAATTCTTACTACGATGATGAAGCAGAATATTTGTATCAATCTGGTACAAAGTTTAGGATTTTATACAGGGATATTGATGAGAGCGGTGCCGCACTTATTGTATTGGAAGCCCTATAAAATCAGAAGGTTTTAAAAACTTCGTAAAAAATAAATAAAAACTTTTTTCTGTTTAAGATGCTATATAAGAAAGAAAAAACAAAAAACCGCTAAAAATAAATAAAATATTTTTCAAAAAACACTTTACTTTTTTGATTTTGTAGTTATATATTTACGATAAGAGAAAGACAAGCCCTTCCTTGCTCCAACGGAGTAGGCTACGCTGCGATGGGCTCCCGTACTTTTTCGCCAGTTGCCCTACGGGCTAGGCAACGCCGATGACTGGTAACAATCCAAAAGAGGTTTTTATGAACCAAGAAGAATTGAACGCGATTTTAGAAAATGCAGATTTAACCCCTGAGCAGAGAACACAGGCTATTTTGGATCTGCACGAAGCGGACAAAAAAGGAGTAGCATTAAAAAATGCAGAACTTATTGCCGCTGAGAAAAAGATTAAAGAAGCAAGGGAAAAAGCGGAAAAAGAATTGGCAGAGGCTTTGAAAAGGGCAACGGAGATCGAAACGGAATTGAAGAAAAACAATCCAGAAGATCGCCAAAAATACTACGATGCTAAAGTTTTGGAATTAGAAACTAAGCATAAAACAGACATGGAAGCACTTAATGCCGAAATGTCGAAGTATAAGGCGGCACACATTGCACGTATTAAAGACGAAGCAGTGGCTGAAGGGATTAAGGAATTAAAGTTAATCCCTGCTTATAAAGATGCCTATATTGCACGGGTGATGAGTTTAAACAATTTTGAACTTGTAGAGATCGATGGAAAATCTGTGTTTATAAATAACACAAACAAAACGATTGACGCAGTTTTAAGAGAGTTTGCGCTCACCAACGAAGGTAAGGCATTTATTGAAAATCAAAGTACAGGTGGTGGTTCACCGCCTGGAAGTCCTGGGAAGCCGTCTAATAACGGAACACCTACAGGACAGACTATGAACAGAGAGCAGTTTATGGCTATGCCATCTGCTGCACAAATGGAGTTTGTAAACAAGGGTGGGAAGGTTGTGAACGCAGCCTAAATAAAAACCTGCCCGTGATTATAGGAGAGTAGTATGAATAACTTAACAGGGCTTATTCCAATCCTGTACGCAGCATTGCAGGTAGTAAGTCGAGAGTTGGTCGGTATTGTCCCAGCGGCGGGCAGGGACTTTAGAGCAGATAGCGTAGCCACGGGGCAAATACTCCGTGTACCTATCACACCAGTAAGTGAAAACCAGGACATCACGCCTGGACAGAAACCTACTAATGGCGGTGACGAATTTGAATATATTGATGTCACCATTTCTAAAAATCGCATAGCGCGACCGATTATATGGCGTGGCGATGAAGAAATTGCCGTGGGTGGACAGTTAAACATAATGTTGGTAAACCAGTACACACAAGCAATGCGCAGTTTGTGTAACGAAATAGAACATGACGTGTGTTTGGAAGCCGTGCAGGGTGCGTTGGAACAGGGCAATTATTTTGGCGAGCCTGGTGTTACACCGTTTGAAAATAACTTGCGTGAATTAGCACAGGTTATTAAAATCATGGATGACGTAGGAACACCAAAGTTTCAAAGAAACGCAGTATTTAACACAGCAGCCGCCGCCAACTTGAGATCGTTGGACAAGGTATTGTTATCGGTTGCTCACAGCGGTACACCCGATTTATTAAGACAGGGTGTCATAGGCGATTTAATGGGATTTGCTGTGAGAGAATCAGCAGGGCTTACTCAGATGACCGCTGGAACTGCTACATCGGTCACACTTGATGCGGTAGCAAATGTTGGCGATAGAATGTTATCTATTAACGCGCTTGTAGGCACTCTAAACAAAGGCGCATTACTTACTTTGGGTAGTGAATACTACGTTGTTAGAAGTAACTATGCCGCTGGGGCTACACAAATACTTGTGGGACCGGCAGTCAAAGAAAGAGCAGTTACTGGAACAGTTTGTCAAGTAGTATCTAGTTACTTACCAAACGTGATGTTCACACCAGATGCGATATTGGCAGCAGTACGCGCACCTGCTATGCCAGCGGCTGGTGACGAAGCAAAAGACGTGATGGTTATAACTGACCCTGTATCCAACCTGAGTTTCCAGGTCGCTCTTTATGGTGACTATAGGCAGTCTAGGGTTGAAATAGGTCTTGCGTGGGGGCAGAGGTCTATCAATCCACAGCACAGCGTGGTATTGCTGGGCTAAACTAACAAAAGGCAAGTGTCTAATAATGGCACTTGCCTTTTAATTAAAGGGGCTATTATGAAAGAACTAGATATAAAAAAAATAACAGAGGCTTTACAAAATACATTTGAAGCAAAATCCACTGTTGTTTCTTTTAGGGAATTGAAAAAAGGAACCAACCACAAAGGTGTTCCCATATCGTTTCCCGGTAACGAAAAAATAGATGCATCTGTGTTATTGATATCAGAACGATATAACGCATATGCAGGTAAACCCATAGCCGTATGCGAAAAAGAAGCACCACGCTATATTATGTGCGCTATGGAAGTGCCTTTATACCGTGACGCTATTGTTTCTTGTGGGAAAGAGTTGACTGTGCGATGTGATACCGTGGAAGATATTGTCTTAAAAGACAATTCTGGTAAAAACAAAATAGGATACAGGATAATTCCAGTAGACCTTATCGCAAAAGACGGCACCGTTATTGGCGAAGTCGTTACAGAAAAAAAGGAAGCAAAAGTTGACGGAGATGAAGAAACATCTGGCGATGGTGGCGATACTAAAGGAAAAACTACGCCATCTAAAAAGAAGCCTAAAAAAGGAAGCAAAGGCAGCGAAACGATCGATGAAGAAGTCCATGAAGAAATTAACGAAGATGGAGAAATCGATGAAGATGCTGGCAAAACGGACATTGAAGACGAAGAAGGTGACGAATAGTTTGTCACTTTAATTTTAAAGAGGGGTGTTATAATGCGATTGGTTATAGAAACGGGTGCGGGCTTGCCTGACGCTAATTCTTATATATCTGAAAAAGATGCGATGGATAACCTTCTATCGTCTTTACAGGAACAATGGAATGGCTTTACACCCGATGAACGAATTGATCGCCTTATAACAGCCACACAATACCTAGACCTATCATTCAATTGGATAGGTAGTCAAAAGAGTTTAGAGCAGGGACTTTGTTGGCCACGCACCAATGTAATATATCAGGGACACACAATACCTGATAACGTGGTGCCCAAACCGATAAAAAGAGCAGTTTTAATGCTTCTACAACTTACTTTTGATTATGGTATTGAAATTATAAAGCCTAGCACAGAAACGCAGGTGAAGAAGGAAAAAATAGGCGCGTTAGAAACAGAATACTTTGCGCCGTCCGAAACGATAACTAGTTATGGTACAGCGTTTGCTGATATTAACAATTTGCTGGCAGGTTTTTATTCTACTTTGACAAAAGGAAGTGGAGTACAAACAAGCGATGTGGTACGAGCATGACACCACAGAGTGCGATGGCGATGGTGCGCCGCTTTACCGATAAGTATGGTGTTAGAATTACTTGGCAGCAGATGATGAGAACAGAAAATAGCCGTGGAATAGAAATATTTGAGCCGAGTGGATCGGTACAATCGGCGATAGTTTTGATTTTGAAAGAGAAGTTTACAGTGATAACATCTATCGAAGTTTCGATTGGATTATCACAAGATTATACAAGATACGTTTTGGCGTTGCCGAGCGTAGACTTAAAAAAAGATATGGTGATAACAGATAGCCATGGAATGAAATGGAAATTAGGAACGGTGGACTGGTTTGATGTGGGCGGGGTTCCCGTAGCAAAACAAGCGCAATTGATGGGGGTTATATAATGCAGAACTTATACGTTGTTTATAAAGGAAACGCCACTGGCGTATACATGAATAAATACGAAGAAATAGTCAATCCTAAAATGCAGGGATTTTTTCACGCACGTCCTAAAGCCGTGCAATTTGCACAATCTATAGGTAAGGTAGCAGGTAACACTATTGTATTATTACAATCGCTAAACTTTAAAGACGGTCGCCTATATGTTACTTCGTTTGGGTCTGGCGATAATCAAATGACTGAAGCGGAATGGAACGCATCTCCATTCCCTGGTGGTGAAGTAGAATGGAACGATATATTAAATAAACCAGATAAGTTTCCACCAGAGGCACACCGACACCCCACATCAGAAATAGATAACTTTGACGTATACATAAAGGCAGCGATTGACTACCACAATATGGACGAATTAAATAACGCACATCCAGCAATCAGAAAAATGGTAGACGATTTAGAGTTTATCGTGGACGGCGATATAAATACGGACACTGGTCTTGTCCGATTTTTTAGAAGGAATGGATCTGTTTTATCGTTCAATATGTACGAAGGGGCATTTACAGATTTAAAATATGACCCAGACACAAAAGAATTGGTTTTTATAAAGCATGATGGAACAGAGGTAAGAATACCCGTAGCCGATTTTTTTGAAGACTACAAAGGAAGCGCGGGAGAACAAGTAGATATAGTCATTGATAGTGGCAATATAATCCGCGCTATTCTTAAAAATGGAACGGTTACTAGATCAAAACTAGAACAGGCAATTATTGATTCATTAAATAAAGCAGATAGTGCTTTACAATCTTTTACAGAAACAGACCCCATTTATTTAGCGAATAAACCTTTTATTGCGTTAAAAACAGATATACCAGATATTACAGGGCTTGTAACCAAAGAAGAGTTTACAGCAACCGCCATGCAGTTTAATAACGCTATAAATGAGTTATGGGAGCATTGCAGACGATTAGAAAGACTGGGTTCATGGGCAGGTACCTTTGACAACCTAGCAACGCCACAGCAACCAGGCAATACTATAGTACCGACTAACTTTAGTGACATATCCGATCTAACTATTAACGATTATGTCCATGTGCGTTTCGATGAAACACAAAACGGCGCTTCTACGCGATATGTAATAGATCAAATAATACCTGGATCACCGTTAAGTTGGAAACTTGATCTGATATTCTCTTCTGACGCTACCGATAAAGCCGATAAGGTTGCCGGAAACGTAAACAACCATTTGGCGGCATTAGATCAAACGGGAAACTTAAAGAGCAGTGGCAAGTTAGTATCTGACCTAATAGACAGACCAGAAGTAGAAACCATTGTAGAAGATGCGATGGATGAACACAATAAAGACGAAACCGCACATCCAAATAAAGCACCTAAAAAACATGATAGTACTCTTCCAGAATACGGTGAAGCAGGTAACGGAGTATTTGGGCATGTAAGGTATCACCCTAATTTAACAGCAAGTAACCAATTAAATAACGCGATGCCCTACCATCATCACGGATCGGGTAGTGAATCCTCACGTATCTATAATTTAAATGTTGATTATTCAAGAGCGGGTTTTTATGCTCTTTATAATCCACATTGGGAAAGCAACGGTTTTCCGCCCGATTGGCCATGGAGTAATGAAGGAACCTGTATTTTGTTAGTAGTCCCAATGTACTCAACAGCATACACCTACCAAAGAATAGTTAGACGAAACGGCGAAACTTGGTGGAGAATATCGTCGTCACAAACTGTATGGAGTGTTTGGACTAGAGAGGCTTCATTCGTTCCCGATGCAGGTAACCCAGCAGCAAATCACAAATATGCAATACCAGCAACCTATATCACAGAGGCGACAACCGTCAATTTAAATGAGTTAGGACACTCATCGAAAACATTGGTATATAATAATCCTTTTGGTATGTCGGGCGCGCCAGAAGATTGGGGCGCAATGGAAGGTACACAAAATGCCTTTGTAATAGAAATAATCCAGGCTGGCAACAATAGAAGTTTGCAAAGGATAACTAAAGCAGCAACAGGCAGGACGTGGACAAGAACGCAAGCAGGAACTTCCACCAATCCTACATTCACATCGTGGAAAGAAACAGCATTTTTAGCACCTGCCACACTACCATTTGACTTAAACCGTGTTATGATGGCACTACCCTTTAGTCCGTTAGTCGATTTAGATGACTTTAATGAAATCACACGGTTAGGAGTTTATTCTATTCCAAACGTACACGATGACGCAATAAATGCCCCACCTGTAATGGGAGAAAGTGGCGGCGAACTCCGCGTATTTAATATCGGCATTGGTGGTACTGGAAATATTGCTCAAGAGTTTACTTGTATCAATGGAGAAGGTACTTACTTTAGAAGACGACAGAATAATGCTTGGGGTGGTTGGAGAAAAACATTACCATTGTTTGATAGATTACAAGATAGCCTACCCTTATACGGTGGTCAATATGGATATTTTAGGGAACGAGCGGCAATGTTTAGTTGGCATGATAACGCCATGACCTTCCTAGAAACGGACTTGAACAATTTTATAAATACAGGCACCTTTGTTATTCAACGCGTTCACGAGTTTAGTAAAAACTTTCCAAACGATTATGGCATTATACAGGCGATGAACAACGGGTGTATCATAGAGGTGACAGAGTTTATTGGGACTGGTGGTTCTCTGCTACAAACACTAAAGAAACAAAATGAATTTTCTACTTGGTGGCGTTTTAGATTAGGCACTAATTGGCAAGCATGGAAAAAGATAGAAGGCGGAACAGAAAACGATCCTACTGTTATCAATCTACCAGATTATATCCAGCAGACAGCAAAGGAACCATCGGACTACACTCAGCAGAATAAAATAACATTCGAACGATTTGCGCGGGCTGCTATGCAAATAGACGATAGCGAAAATAACATTGCCGAGTTTATTGTTACTACCTATAAAACAGGTGAACATCACCCGATAAAACAAGAAGCGATCCCAAACCCCTATACATTCAATACTCTACGCCCAGCAGACGAATGGGGAAGGTTCCGCTATTATCGCTTTGAAATTGACGGTAACAGATGGACACCGTGGATTAGCGAGAGCGACAGTATGCGCTTAACAACGGCTTTGGGCGGCAATAGGATGACGAAGCGTTGGGTTGACGGTCGGTCTTTCTATTGTTTGGTCGTAGAGGTATTTTCACCGTCAACACCTAACGTCTGGACTCAAATGAATTCATCGTTATATGATATGGATTTTGGTTTTGTTACAGGGCATATAGAACTTCAACAAGACGGAGCGCCGGCAGTAGACCTATTCCAGATAAACACAATTGATGGAGAAACGGGAGTAGGTATCCAGTGTCATGTAACTAGAAACGCTAACGGCAACCATGGCGCGATAAGAATGAAGATCAATGCCGATATACCACACCATTTAAAGTTTATTAACAGACCTATGAAACTAATAATTGAGTACGTTAAAAAGGTGGGGGCTTAATATGGCAAAAGATACAGGTGGAATTATTATTCCAAACACAGACCTGGGCGACATCACACTGCCTAAAAAAAGCGCATGGGTTATTTTAGAGGATTATCAACTTATACCAACAGAGGGAACGGACACTTCATCGGTCACCAAAACGCATTACATGGACGATTTTAGCGGTGCAGAAAAAGACTATAGTGAATTTTTGGTAGAGGAAATGGGACAAGACCATGACCGCCTATACTTAAAGTCGAAGTCAAAGTTGGAACTTCGATATTTTAACCCAAACGCAAAATATGAAGTAGTATTCCATTATAGCGGAATGGGCGATAATGCGCATGGAAGTTTCAAAGTCATGCCTAACGGCAATGTTTATACAAATATTAACCATACTATGGGCGGTGAATATACTACCCAACTATGTGTAGACGAAGGCTTTATTGATATCACGGGTAACCTTAGAACAGGATACATGGCCATAGCATACGATTATATCGTGGAAATATCGTAAAAGGGGATAATATGAAATTGTTTTTTGTTTATGCTGGCAATCAAACCTCTAGCGGATGGGTAGACCGATTGAGTGCCTTAGATGGTTATGAAGTTGTAGCAGCGTTCCCTATACGCTCAGAAGCCGTGGAATATGCGCTAAAAATAAAAGAAAGAGGTGTGGTAGTTGTAGAGCGTTCTTTTTTTCTACAAACGGGTGACGATAATAACTTAATATCGGAGTGCGAATTTGATAGAGGTGTAGGTGATTGTCCTACTTGTGAAGAAGGTGACGGCGGACAATTAGAATTGCCGATTGAAGAAGACGATGGCGTATTGAGAGGCACTGCTTCTATTTTCGGTATTCCCGTGGATGATATTGGCGTATTAAAGGCAGATGTATCATTGAATGGGTCAGGCGTTATCCGCTATACATGGTTCTATTCTCACGACGGTTTATATTGGGATGCTATCCCACAAGATAGCGGTTTTCAAGGTTTCTCTGTCTTACAATTGCGTATGGATTATCTTATAGGCGCATATATCCGCGTAGTAGTTACTAGAGATGGGATGTTGGGCGAAGTCTGTTCAAAAGAAACCGTGCCTGTTATAAAAAGAGATGAAAACACATATCCTGTAATTCAAGGCACCGTGTCTATAAAGGACAATATACAAACTATCAAAAGAGGTGAAACACTTGAAGTAGACCTATCGAAAGTAGAAGGAACTGAGGGGCTACGTGCCTTGTGGTTTTACATATCTTTTGAATATTTAAATAGTGGCGATACTAGTATAATCTATCCTATCGAAAATAGTGAGGGCTTTACATATACGGTCGAAAATTATATCGGCATAGGTTCGATCATAATGGTAGGCGTGATGAAAAAAGATCACGTCGGTTATCTATCGTCTTTCTACGTACAAGTAATTGGATAAAAGGGGGTTACTATGCCTTTAGCAGAGGATGTAGGACAAAAAGAGATGATAACACTCAGCATGGGGTTGTTTACTACGAAAAAAGAAAAAGATGGGAGTATGGTATATTTTCGCGACGGTAAGCAGGTATGCGTTTGTGGTGCAGGTGTAGAGCCGATCGCTTTTTTAGATCATCCACCCGACGAAAAACTACCAGATCAATTGCTAGGAACAATTAAATTAGTATCAGGTAGCCCAGACAATTACATAAGAGTAGGTGATACAATAAAGCCTCAAGTAGATTGTTGTTGTGATGGCGATTGTATGAAATACGAATATTTTTGGAACGATCCAGAAACAGGTGAGTGGACAAGTTTTCACGGAGTGGCACCAGAAGGAATAAAACTAACAGCGCAGCATCGCTTGCGTTATTTTTACGTCAAATGTACATGTGATTGCCATTGCGAGTGTTTACAAAGTGATCCAGTCGGTCCAGTCTATCCAAAAACATACGAAACAGGTGACCCATGGCACCTAGACGAAGTTTGGGAAGATCATTACAAAAGACCGATAAAAGAAGAAGGTTGATTATGAAAGATACCACAATATGCGAAAATATGGCGGATAGAGCGGATATGGAATTGCCACCAATGCCAGGCGAAACGCCAAAACAAACAGCACCAAAGAAGTCCGTAGAAAAACCTTTTGTAGTTTATATAAAAGGTAAGCCCACAGAATTAACTAGCACTGAGGCGATTAGTGTAATGGGGCAGATAATTAACATAATGTCGTTTTACGACCAATATCAATAAAAGGGGGTAGTCTATGCCGTCAGTCGGTGCAAAGTCCATTTGCCAAAATATTAAAAACATATTTGACTCACGACGGCAAGAAGCAGAGGTCATTGCTGCTGAGATGGCAAAAGAAGCCCTGGATATTTTCCGTTCACGGCAGTTTGCATCTGACCACAAGCCTGGTAAAAAAATAAAAGCAGACAGTTCATCTTTAAAAGCACGTGCTATGAATTATGCGGAAGCCAACGCAGGGGGTACCCCCAAAACCAATTATGGTGATGCGTGGATTAACCGTTCTTTTAGAGCGGCGCGCACGGTATTCCCATATCACGATAGCGATGAAGAGTTTGTATGTTTTGGGTTATACCACACTATGTCCTACGGAGTTTATTTGGAATTGGCGCACGGTAGAAAATATGCGATATTGGAGCCGATTGTGCGCGGATTATCGGATGAGTTTATAGAACGGGTGGGGGCATTATATGCTGACTAATACGATTATAAAAAAACTAAAAGAAGGCTCCATCAAAAATGTTTTTCTATTTTCGGATATAGAAGAATATCCTGAGCCACCCTATGTAATTGTAAGACCTGTGGCAAGTAGTGGGGACAGACGTGAAATAAAAATAATGGCATACCATTCAAGAGGTAGAAGTAACGAATTGTCTGTATATATTATGAACGAAGTAAACAAGTTATTAGGTGACGAAGTACATGACACAGACGGTAGCCGCTATAAATTAGTAAAGAACGGATATACAGATATCACGGCAATTACAGACGATAACTGTTATTTCATGGAACGCTCTTACTTAGTGCCGACGTTGGGAATGGAATAAATGGAATATTGTTAATATTCCTTTAGGATATTTGTTTGATATTTTGATTGGGGGGTTGATTATGATCAATCGAAAAAGTAGATTTGCCACTGAGGGTATAAGATTCCAGCGGCATAATGGGGACGGTACTATTCCAACCCCACATCGGTTCGTAGGTTTTGCACACACGGTAGACTTGCGAAAGGTTTTGAGTGGTGGGCGCGGTTCCTTGTCTATTCAAATAGACTCAGATCCAAAACTTACTAGAGTTTTAGATTTTTCACATGCACAAAATCTAGCACGTGTTACTGTCAACGAAGCACTTATAGCATTGGAAAAACCTGCTACAGAGTTCCCTGACATTAGATGGGAAGTTGACACATACACTGGTAGAATTAGGGGTGGATATAATTCTGGAACTGCTACCGTTTTGGAAATGCAAGTACAGAATAACACAGGCGCGGTTGTTATTATCCCTGCTGACACCTATGCGCTGGACTACGAAGGTGAAGAATTTAGGTGCAACCTTACGAACGCAGTAACCATCGAAGATACAAATAGTACCAGAATGAGATTTATTGCCATTCATCTAGGCAAGCAAGAACTACTGCCAGCGGTGAATGAGATGGTAAATCTGTTATCTATTACACCGTTATTGCCAATGACCAACCATCCAGATTTTTTCGCACAATATACGGTTGTCGCGCCTGGGTCTGAGCCGGATCGCGTTCCACAGATTATACAGGTAACTGGAGAATTGGCGGCAGCGATGGACTTTGGAAACTGTATTGCACATGGTGGAAACGGATTGGAAGTTATATCTTTCTTTGAAGATCAAACTATTTCAATCGGTCTACCTAAAGACATCAAGGACAAAGAAGAAATTGACATTGAAGGTGCCAAAGGTTCTATAACTAGAATGGTTATTGGTGCTATGGTACAGGGTCTATCCCCGGTCGTTACTCTCAAACAGAAAGATTATAACCTGTTAGAGTTAATACAGGGCGGTAAACTAGATCGCACAAAAGGAACGTATGAGCCACCATTGTCAAAGGATGCTGACCCGCCATCGTTCTGGGCAGAGATATTTTCGGGTGTTTATTCTCAAGGAAGTAATAAATTATCCGATACAGCAGGATATGAACGGATACTCTTACGTTCTTGTATTGGTATTGAAGCGGACGTTCCTATTGAAGCAAAGGCGTGGGCAACTTACGCATTTAATCTAACTGCCACCGAATACACAGATGAAACAGGTGTATCTTTAGCAGCATGGCAAGAACAGTCAATGACCCTTGAGGACTTTGACGCGCTTAAAGTAAAAGAGGTAAGTAACTGATGAAAAAGAAAGAAGGCATTGCTCAACAAATAGAACTTGCTCTTGATAAAAGACTAAAGGGAATAGTCACATTTAATGACAATGCCTCTTTCATCGGTTATAATCCGTTAGAAAAAATTAGAGGGAGCCTCTACAATTGGGTAGAGGTTCCTTTTAACGGAGTGGGTGTATTTTGCCAACTGCGTTGTCCGTCTGCTCTACAATTACAGCAATGTGGTGATGTTACTAATATCGTAGCAGAAAAACAAAAAAGCGGTGAAGATTTTACACTTGATGAAATTGCGGATATACGCAATTTTCAAGAAAATCTATGTAAATTAGTGTTCAATATACCAACTTACGACAATATCGCCACCTTAGTAGGCAACTTTGACTTTGTGGTGTCCGATAAGAAAAAGCAGTTGGAAGAACTTACGAAACGATATGAAGAAAATAAAGCAAGTATGACAGAGGTACAAAAACAGATACTTGACAAACAGATAGAAACTATCGAATTACAATTGGCTTATATTTTGCCTGATGATACTATGTCTTTTATAGCCTATTGGGCTATGGGTAACGATATATCAGATATTAAAAAAATTACACATGAAAACTTTTTAAGGGCTGCTAGTCTAGCCCGTGCGCATAATAAAGCGCCATCTGATTATATACAAGGAAGGTTCACCGATTTTAACAAACAAGAAATAGATGCACATGCAATTGCGGTGTTAGAAAAACATCTAGCAGATCAAAGGATAGCCAATAGTGGAAAGTTTCGTTGGCTTTTAGGTAGTCGTAACAAAAGGGGTTAATATATGGCGGTTGATGCTGGTACCGTATTTGCTGAGGTACGTCTACAATTAAACCAACTACAGGGTGACATCACCAAAATGGAAGCGATGTTCAAACAAGTAGAAGCCGATGCCGACAAAACATCTAAAAACACCAAAACAAAATTTGAGATAATGGGTAAGGACGTTGGCAAAGGACTTGACGCATTGGGCAAAACTACTGTTGGCGGTTTTGCTAAAATGTTTAAAGGACTAGAGGGCGCGATAAAAGCGGCACCCGTTGTTGGTCTTATCTTATCCATTGTAGCCACCGCAAAAAAAGCATTTGAAAGTATTAACAATTGGATTAACGAAACATCACAGGCATATGCGGAACACCAAACATCAATATTAAAAATGGAAGCATTGGTTCAAAATGTAGGTGCCGCTGCGTGGACTTCATCTAGGGAATTACAAGAATTAGCAAAAAACGTAGCCCGCGAAACAGGTGTGGCTACTAAAGACATAATGGACGTACAAACGCAGTTATTATCATATACATCTATTACAGGTGATATGTTTGAAAGAGCCGTGCGTGGGGCTAGCGATGCTGCCGCCGTTATGGGCGGTCAAGCATCTTCACAGATTAACGCATTAGCCAACGCCTTAGAAAATCCAATTAGAGGCATGACTTCACTATCTAAACAGGGATTTGTGTTTGATGAGCAGACTAAAGATTTAGTTCGTACTTTGGTAGAAGAAGGCAGAGTTTTAGAAGCCCAGGTCATTATAATGGAAACATGGGAAGAGTCATACAAAGGGGCTGCTACTGCCACCAGTACTTTAGAAAGTGCCCAACAGGCATTAGCAGCGGCTGAGGAACGATTGGCATTGGCACAGGGAAAAAGAAACGAAGTAGTAAAAATAGCAGCAGTGGAAAGAAAAACTGCACGGAAAGAAGCGCGCGCGGATTTTGTAGAATTAAGAAATGCCATCGCCGATGCAGAAAAAGCCGATTATTCAAACCACATCGCAGAAATAGAAAGACTGCGCGATGCCGTAAGGGAAGCCAAAAGTGAAGAACAATTATTGGGTGCCCAGGAATTACTAATTAAAGCCAATTTTGAATTTAACAGAAAACAGGCGAGTGATCAATTATTATTAGTGCAAAGGGATATTAAAGACATAGAAGCGCGTACCATTGATGCTGGATATGCGATGGACGAATATAGCCAAAAAGCATATGACGCATTAAAAAAGACAGAAAATCAATTGGTTAGAAACATAGATGCTATAGATGCCGATATAAAAAAAGCAAACGATGCCGCCTCGGAACGCGCAATGAACACTACCATAGAAGAAGCACAATTAGTAGAAATAGGCACATTAACAGACAAGATACAAGAAACAGAACAAAAAAGAGCGGATACAATCGCGGATATTGCTAAACAACAAGAAGAAGGTTTGATCACGGTAGAAGAAGCCGCCAAAGCCACAGAGAGTGCTGAGAGAGCAGCAGTCAATTCTTTAATTAGTTTGCATACACAGGTTGGTAAAATAAAAACTACACAAGAAGGATCCATCAAAGAACAAGCAAGAGTTATAGACGAACTAAACGAAAAAATAAGAGGCACTACGCGAAACATAGCAGAACTACATGCAGAAATAGCCGCCGGTCCCAGACGAATAAGTGGTGAACAATTCAATGCAGCGTTAATAGAAATAGAAAATCAAATACAACGTACACAAAGGGCGTTAACCACTATGTATAACGAAGGGATAATTGGTGAAGAAGAATTATCACAAAAATTACAGCAAGCGGACGCTGCCGCCGCTAACGCTGCTAAAAGTTTATTGACGCAGCATGATATATTAGTGAGTGGTAACGAAGGCTTTTTTACCCGTATAAAAGCATTAACCGATTTAGACGATGGACATAAACAATATGCTGCTACTGTAAAGCAAGAAGAATCACTATCTAAAATCTGGGAAGATTTTGACTATCAAATAGCGAAAATTACTAACGACACACAGACCTTGTCTGAGATAGAAAAAAAGAGAGCATTGGACGCTATCAAAAGTCAAGAAGGTTATCTGGGTGCAAGTGAAGAAGTACAAAAACGGATAGAAGAACGATTTGAAGAAGTGTGGAAAGCAGCACATAAAAACAACCCATGGACGATGTTACAAAGTGGAGCCGAAACATATGGAGCCTCTGTGAATTCTGTAATTGATGCTGGTATGGGCTTGTGGGTGGCTAGTATTAAAAGAGAAAACGAAGGTATACAGAGAGAATTAGAAAATAGGATAAAAATAGAAAAAGACATTTTAAAAAAGGAATATAAAGAAACTACTACATCAATGACGGATTTATACAAACAAAAGCAAAAAATGTATAATGCCGACCTACAAGCCAAATTATTTGCGATGGGTCTTGCCATAGCCGCAACTGAGGAGCAGTACGAAGAAGAATATAGATTAGCCGTAGAAAGTGGGGATCATCAAAGGATATTTGAAGCAGAAAGTAATCTAGTAAAATTCCAAATGGAAGAAGAGCATAAGGCTTTGATGGAAGAATTAGAGAAACAGCATAACGAAGAAATGGAAAATATATCACAAGCCCACGACGATGCTCAAGCCTTACTAGATCAAGAAGCCGCCGACAAAAAAGCACAATTGGAATACGAAGTGGCGATGGCAGAATGGAAACAGGCAAAGGTATCTGCTGCTGCTAATGCTGCCCTAGCAATAGTTTCTTCTATGAAAGCAGGTTGGCCAGTAGGTGCGGTGCTTGCCGCTCTAGCAGCCGCCGCCGCTGGTTTACAATTAGCCACGTTAGAAAAAAATAAACCACAAAAGTTTAGCACGGGTGGTATTGTTGCCGGTAGTTCCTTTAGGGGTGATATGGTACCTACTATGCAAAATAGCAGGGAAATGGATTTAAATATGGGGCAGCAGAGAAACCTTTTTAACGCTATCAATAACGATGAGTTGGGTGGCAATAATACACCGATGGTTAATGTTACAGTGCCTGTCTACCTAGACGGTAAGATTATAGCCACCAGTACAGCAGATTATGTGAATCGTAGACAAGTAATAATCAGACAAAGGAGTATGGCATGAGAGTATATCCAGTTAACGCTCTACCCGCATTTTACCCCGTATCAGACGATATACAAGCCTACGCGCGTATCACCGATATATATAATAATTATATTGAATATACCGTGGACTTCGTAGGGAGCAATATATTGATAACAGGCAACGCTCTAGACGATGCACCGCTGGTGAATTCAATTATAATAGGGAATATATCGGGCGCGGATTATGGACATTTCAAAGGCTATGCGGCAAATGGTGATTTACTTATTGATAACGATTTTAAATTAGGTGACATAGAAAAACAGGGCGATTATTTAAATATAATCCATTTTTTAGATGCTTCCCAACGTCTAAAAGATGATTTATTTATTAGGACATTTGAGTTGAATATTAAATTATTTAACGGGAGTATGTCCGATATAAAGATTGGATATTTATATATCGGAGCATGTTGGGAATTGCCCCGATTTGGTATGGAGCCAATAGAGGGGTTACGTCTTATGGGAGAGGGGGCTGAGAGAACGTCCAGTGGACAGGCGATTGGTGTGCCTGTGGAGCCTTTAAGGTCTTTTTCTACTGTTTATACAGCATTAAAAAACGAAGAAAAAAAACTAATGGATAATTATACGCAGGCAGTGCAAACAATTGTTCCGCATGTAATTGACCCTTATCCTAAAGCGCATGAAAAACTCTTTCCCTTTTTCGCAACTATCGAAGCGTATGGAGAAAAAACAAAAAGAGATAGCCAGTTCCGTTGGGACTTTGATATTAGTTGGTTAGAAGCGAGGTAGAAAAATGGCGGTGTTAATAAATAGACCCGTAGATAGTAACCCTGATACTATTGCGTGGCAAATACTACTCAATAGAGTAGATAGAGTATCAAACGGATGGGGAATTGTAGACTTTACAGAAAAACAATCAGAAGCAGTGCCTTTAATAATGGCTGGAAGTCGTTTTGAATTAAATGGTTCTTATTGGGAATGTTTACAAGATGAAGTGATAGAAGAATGGACTAACACTCCATATGGATGGGTGTATGCTTATGCGGTACCTAACCTAGATAATACTTTAGTACGTTTTATTTGGAGTAATGAGAAGCCCGTTTTTAGAGTAGATCGCGGTGGATATTTTCACCCTACTAGAAACGAAAGATGTATTTTATCCGCGCGTAAATCGACTGAAAGTGGATGTTTGTGTAAAGCCTTGTATGGTGTGCGTGGTATGCAATATCAATTGGGCGCAAATACTAGGGATGCTGTATTGATTTTAAACACAGAGCAGGATATTACTATACCCGTAGAAGCCGGATGGTACAGAATAAGTGGACGTGGTGGAATAGGTGGAAGAACTGGCACATCTGGACAGGGCGGTGACGATGGAAGTACAGGCGTTGGTTATACAATCAACTTAACATTTACGCAAGGCAATCCACCACAACCAACGTCGTGGTCTATTGCAAAAGGCAGTATCACGCACTCAGCAAGACAAGGCAGGGCAGGACTCAATGGTGGAACCGTACCAGCCCCCGTAGTACCAGTAATTCCACAACGCTCTGTGTGGCTGGACGAAGGAATATTAACTGTTATAAAAGGGCGTGCCGGTAGAAACGGTAGCAATGGCGGTTCTGGGTCTGCTGGTACAGCAGGTATTAACTCTCAAGCCGATTTAGATTATCCGTACAAAGGACGTGCTGCTGGAGGCTTTGGCGGTTATGGTGGAGTGGGGATGAAGGGTGAAACTGGAGAACCTACTATGTTTTTTAATAACGGAAAATTGATTGGATATTTTTACGGCGGTGATGGAAGTGGTTACGCAACGCGAGGCAGACCAGGACAGCATCAAAATTTTCTTACAGGTATGGCTTCTTCATCAACAGCAGCAACAGTAATAGAGTATCATGTAGCAACATCGCAGGACTTAGGATCGTCACCTTCTGGTGCAGACGGTAGTAATGGGAGTTCTTTATTAAGCACCCGTGAAACAGATAACTATACAATTACTTTATATGCTATGGGATATATATAACATGATAGTAAATGAAGTACCTGTTTTACTGGTTGGTAACTTATCCGAAACCAACTTGTTATTTACAATGGATGTGTCACCTGTTTGGCGTTGTCGTCTTTGGGTCAATCCTGTTATACGCTATCTGTCATTTATGGTGATGCCTGAGGACGATGAGTATAACAGACAAACGATTGATATAACAGGCGTAAATATTAACTATATGGATTATCATCAAATGTATACGATGTATGATTGTCGAAACACTGCCGGTTCTTATTTTATCGACCCAGAGGAGCCATCCCAATTATATGTGCATTTTATAGACCATATACAACCTAACACCACTTTAGAAATAAGGGCAGGTGTTTTAACAGGTTTTTCTTATGGTCAATCTACATTAACAGGCAATATAAAAACGTACCCATTACTTTTAGATTTTCCTCAAGTAGAAGACATAGCAGACCCGATGATTTATCAAAAAATGGCGTTCTCTTCTGGCGATGCTGTTATTGATAATAGCGGCGGTATTTGGGATGAGATGTTGACATTATTTGGTACCGATGCCACTCTAGCCTTAGCGCATAGAAACGGCAGCCTAGAAATTATTAGAACATTCTTTATAGAAAATTATAAAATAGGAATTAAACAAACCACATTATCACTACAAGATAAAAGGGCGCGGTTATCTGCTAAAGCACCCAACCAATTATATACGTTAGAAAAATATCCTTTTATAAATGAAAATCTAGTAAATAAAGTAATGCAAGATGCTTATGGATATTGTCGTGGCATTCCTGGGATTTGTTTAAACCGTAGACAATTATATGCTAGAGGTACGGTACAGCCTTATTTGAATTGGTATGATTTTAGGTTTGCCCGGTCTTTGACAAAAATAGAACAAATATGGGTAGAGATGAGTGGCACTTGGACACAGGTCTATCCAGGGCTAGGAATACCGGGCAATGCAGGATATCAATCCACTAATCCGCAAATGCCCCAGTTAGTACTCACAGACACAAGAGGGAACGAAACTGGACGAATAGCCTTAAATAACGCCGCTCTATTACAAGATGATTATCCTTTAAATGATGGAAGGGTTGCGATATACTGGTCACAGTGCATGAAAAGAAACGAATCAGGAAGCGCGATAGAATATAGAAACGGTGACGCTAATCCTGTAAAGGCAAATGGATATTTTGTAAATAAAAATAATGCTTCGGAAATTATTAGAGATATAATGGATTTTTATGGAAACATTCCTTATGTACCTTCCTATTATAATTTGAGAAAATGGGAAATAGAAATGGCACATACGCCGCATATTATCGGGATATTTTTAGAAACAGCGGACGATGTTTGGTCGTGGATAGAAAAAATACAAAATGGTGTTTATATGGGGGTACAATTAACGATAGAGGGTGATAAATATTCTGCCCGAGTAGACCACCCTAACAGAGCGCCGTCCTTCAATATACATTGGACAGAGATATTAAATAAAAATGAATTAGAGCCGGAACTGTCCTCTGAATTTTATGGGACAACTGCCTTAATAAACTACTCACCCGATTTTAACGAAGGTGAATATTTGTCTGTGTTTACTGATGAATTTAGATTTAGTATTTTAGATATATATAAATATGATAAAGAATTAGAAATGGATACTTATTTGAAAGAAAGAGAATTTGCTGAGGCAAAGGCTAGTATGATTGTTTCCCCTTTTGCAGAGCCACAGCCAATAATAAGAAATGTAGAAATAGCAGGATACCACTGGGACGATCTACAATTATTTTCTATAGGCTTTATAGACATGACTAATTCTATGCCACGACAAATGCGTATATTTCAAAAATACCTAAAAGATCGCGAATTTTTGGGCAAATTGCGTGTAAAGGTGTTGAAAGTGGCTAGAGATTTACAACAACAAAAAACGATAGTAGATTTAATGCGATGTGAAGAAAATAAATATGCACCCGAATGGCGACAACCGCAAATAGAGGGTTTTGTTATTATCGAAGGTATAATGTTTGTTGGAGAGATTTTGTCTTTGGTTTACGATCTTAGTGGAGAAGGTCAGATTTATTTTCAATGGTATAGATTAAGAGGCACAGAATATACACTAATCCCTAATGCCGTGATGGCAACTTACAGATTAACCGAAGCAGATCATCAATATCAAATAGCAGTAAGATTAAGCAGGGGTATATTGGAAGGATTTATTGAAGGTGTGCGTGAAATTGTTAAAGATAATATTAGGGGTACTGTAAATATAGTGATGTTGGACAACACAAGTGTTTTTCCGCCTCAAAATCCTGTTCCTGGTGGAGTCATAGTGGGTACTATAGAAGTACATAATCTAAGTGGTGGAACTATGTACCAGTGGCAGAGATCGTTAAACGGTACTGATGATTGGTTGGATATTAATGGGGCTACTAACGATAGATATGCAATAGCAAATAACAATAATAGTCGAGGTCATTATCGTCTGCGCGTTGCCAGTGCTTATACAGAAGGATATTTATACAGCAGTGTATCAGGTATGCTTGATGCAATAACATCGGTTATATCTTCCATAACACTGTCATCCATGCAACCAGCATTTGGCCAAGACCTTCGTGTCACAATAGTTACTACTATTCCAGAAGATATACAAAAAAGTTATTCGTTTCAAATGCGTTTGGGTGATGCAGCGGATACATATGAAACCTTTAGGGCTATGGTGACCAGGGAAAATACAACTTCTATTGTGGTACCACTAATAACATCAAATAGACAAATTCGCGTACAGATAGCAACACGCTTTCATATAGGAACTAATCATTCACAAACAACAAATTATGTAGTTCCGAACGGTACCCGCAATTTTTATTTTACCGATAACGATCAAGGGTTTACTAATGCGTCATATCAGGGTTCAAATCAGGGATCATACCAAACACGATTGGTGGAATGGTGGGATGCTAATGTTAGTGGATGGTTGCTACGCGTTTATAATCCACCTGGTGGATATGGCGGTATATTATCGCCAATTTTAAGTACCAGTTCTATTTATGTCACTCGTGTACATGTTAGAATTCTTGAAAAGCGATTAGAGCCATCAAATTTATTTGCACCTATAATAGTTGAAATAGCCTCAGAAGGCAACCCACGGATAGTACTGCGCAATTTTAGTAGAAACGGGATGATAGATCCACTTACAAATCTAATGTGTGAAAATCGCTACTATAATGTTCCCCCTGGCTCACAACGACTAATGTCCTCTGCCCGTGTGCATGTACTAATGGAATCAGGGCAAGCACAAACACAGGCTATTGTATATGTGGGTGTAGAATGGGCAAATGGAGAGGTACCTTACACATGAAAATAAATAACACAGAAATAGAAACAATTTGGATGATGGCTATTATTGGTGCCGTGTGTGTAATCGGGTTGGTGGACTTTGCCAAATGCTGGATAAGCGATAAAAAGAAGGTAAAATGGATAGTTTTTTTTATTAGTTTAATTATAGGAATTGTACTCAGTCCCTTAACAAGTCCTTTAATATCTACTATAATTATTATGTGGCTACTTATTTTGGCTATTGCTACTATTGCTAGAAATGCTATCGTAGACGGACTGCCTTCACTTATTTCTAAAGTGATGGGCAGTAATCAAAAATCAAATAGAGGAGAGTAAAAAATGGAAGCATTCATCAGCGCACCTTTGATTAAAGTAGTGGTTATTTGTTTTACTGTTTTATTATTAACTATTATTTCAATCATCGCTGCCAAAAACAAATGGTTCAAGGGTTTTGAGATTGGTAAACACGGTATTAAGATGGAAACCGCGCCATCAGAAGATGTTATCAATACAGAGTATCAAGGGGGGTTCCTACTAAACCAAATGAACGGACGTATACGCTCTTTGGATATGGAACTGACTAATTTTGCGATAGAGCAGAGCCACTATCTACGCAAAACGCTCACCAACAAATTGTCTAAACATATTTGTTGTAATGGAATACGCAGAGCCGTGTCCGCGGTGATAAGGTTCCCACTATACGATGCTTCACGTAGAAACGATTTTAAAACACAATTGAAGCCCGAAAATATAATGGGCTTTACGGAACGGCTCTTGAAAGAGATAACTACGGAGTACGAAGAATATAGTATCATACAGGACATGTCCAGATGTGTAATGGACGCTACTAAAAAATGTCCGTCACTTCCAGAAGTCCACGACATATCAAACACACTTAGCCATGAAGTACTTTGTAATTGGGCAGTCCCTATAAGAGAAATGACTATTGAGATATGTGGCAAAAAAATAAAGGTGTACGAAGAATATTTGGAAGCCTTCGACAAAATAGAAGATCAAGTCCGCCGTAAAATAGCAGAATACTGTATAGAGAAAAACAAGGGATACATAGAAACATTATCCAGAACACCAGACACACGCTTGAAAGAAGCGTAAAAATAAAATGGGGGTAAAAAATGAAGGAAAAAGCAAAAAAGATCATCGACATTATTAACGCGGTGACTTCAATGGCGGATGTGCAAGCACGATATCCAGATGCAAATGGAAACACAAACACCACATGGTGCAATCGCGCATTACACAGAATGTTGGTACGATTGAACGGTAGAGCAGAATTGATTATTAAACCAGAGGGTATAGGCTGGACAAGTGCCAACACGATGGTGACACTTGCTAGGCAAAACTTGACGCGCATAGCAGACGGCAAGGCAGCACAGGCGATTGCTAATGAAGGCGATTTGGCAATTGCTATGTCTTTTAATCCTGCCGGTTCGGGACACGTTGCTATAGTTTGTCCTGATGAAAACGTGTATGATGAGATGCACGGAGTACTTATTGGACAGGCAGGACTAGAGAACGGTATTATGACTTTAAGGCGCGGATTTGGAAGTTGGATGACTGTAGTGGAGTTTTACGCGGTTCCTTTTAAAACGGAGTAGAGAATGGAACGTGTACCTATCCAGTACTTTCAATTTATGATTTTATTAACGGCTATACTTCAATTGATGGCTACCGTTATATTTTTCTATAAGGAGAAAAAATGAAATGGAAAAAAATACTTTCGGTATTATTGTTATTTGTTTTATTGTGTCCCTATTCCTTATCGGCTCTGGGACATTCATCGGCTATTACATCCTTGGATCGGGTTCAAGAGATCGTGGAAGAATTGGCAGCGATACAGATAGAGAAAGACAACTACTTGAACAACTTGGAGAGTTTGAACGAAGAGAGCAGGATCGAATTAGCGCAGAGCAGGATCGAATTGGAAGAGAGAATAGCAGAATTGAACGAGAGAGAAAAAGAATTGAAGACGTTGAGAATCAACTTGCTGCTGTTCGGGGACTTGATAGACGATCGACAACTTTACTTGAACAACTTGGAGCGGAGATTGAGATTTTATCAAATTACTTGCGCGGTGTTAGCATCGGGCTTGATGACTACGATAATTATAGTGGGGGTGAGTAGATGAAGAATACAGATTATTTAAACCGTTTGAGGAACTGGCTTGGATTATTAGGAATATTGTTGCCTGTACTTAGTCTTTTATTTGGATTGGCTTTTGGCAGGTCTTTTAATCCTGCTGGTTGTTTTGCTAGCATATCTGCCACACATTACTCTGCACAATATCTTTTATTTGAAGGGTTGGTATTGGGTACAGGTTTGTTTTTATTGTGTTATGAAGGATACGATATAAAAGACAGATGGCTTTGCGTTCTGGCTGGGTCTGGTGCTATAATTTTATCTTTATTTCCAACTGATTTAATCGGAGCAGAAACGAGAAACTTTTTAATGCTACCACAAAGTGTTACCAATCCTATTCATCTATTTGGTGCGTTTCTTTTTTTCGGATGTTTAGTTTTTATTATCGGGGTGCAGTTTGTAAAAACATCAGAAGGGTGTACTGTGAAGCCCGGTACACCTAAATGGAAAAGAAATATTTTGTATAGGACATGCGCCATTGTGATGGCAGTATCTTTGATTATCGGTTTTACAATGCCCCTAATTAACGATTGGGGGTATTGGGTATATGCAGGTGAATGGATTGCACTTTGGGCTTTCGGGCTTGCCTGGCTTGTTAAAGGGGGTGCCTTGCCTCTTTTTAGAGTTTAGTTTTTAATGCGTAGGGGGTTTTTTATTTTAGCGGTGTTTTCAACCTTTTTCGCCGCTATTATAGCCCCCTACGCTTTTTTTATTTCTTAGGTCGTTTTACCCCCTTCTATGTCCTAAAATACGCGTGAGAAGGGGTCTAGGATGGACTTTAAAGGGGTTCAAAGTAAAAAGACACAATAAAGCCTGTCAGTCCATTCTAGGGGTGTTCTCGTGGAAAATAGGGAAAGCCCCCTAAACTACTTAACGCCTGTATAGTAAAACATTAAAAAACTTTCACTTTTTTTTGAAAGTTTTTCTAAAAAATACTAGACAATTCAACTAAAATGTAGTAGACTTTAATTATAAGGGATTTTGACTATCTCTTAAATACTAAATCAGCGGTTAAAAACCGCGTAAAAGGATGGGTGCAGATATGAAATTAAGTGATTATAAATATCAGCGCGTTTTTTGGTTTAATAACGACCCCTGGATTGGCGGTTACTATCTTGCATGTAACAAAAAAGGCGAGGTTCACAAGGACTTGTCAGGCTGTTTAGAAAAAGCCATGCGCAATAAAAACTATGTAGACAAGGGCGTTCATTCCGATAAGTCACTAACGGAACTGTTATCAAATGCGTAAAGATAAAAAAAGATCATCGTATGGAACGGCGATTGTAGACCGCTTTAATAAGTGCCGGTACTTCAAAACGCACAAAAACGAGTTGGTTCAAAAAGGGCGTTGGACATTTGAAGGATTTTTGATAGCAGAAAAAACAGAAGAAAGAGGCGTGGTAGTTCATTGGAATACAGGCAATCTAAACAGAAAAAGGGTACTAAAGCGCATGAAGGCTATTACCCGATTTTACGGGGTTCCTGTTCCGATGGAAGAAGATGGATGGATAACCGTAAAGGCTGGCAAGCCGTCAAAGCCTTTAGCACTTGATGAAGCCCTTAGACTTGCACGGCATTTATTTTATTTTGAAACTGCTGCCGATGTGGATGAGTCTGTTTTTTACGAGATATTTATCAGGTTTTTACATGCGGGAAAAACTAAAGACGATTGGTTGGCGGAAAATCCAAAACAGTCAATAATTTGGATTATAACGGAGCGCGTATATAAAATGGGGGTTGTAATATGAAGAATATAACAAAAAACAAAATATGGATGTCATATGATATTCTGGTAAAGGAACGGGCAACGCGGAACGGCTTAGAGGTCGAATATACATTTGGCAAGGGGTGGTTAATAACTACGCCTGTACCTTTTGCTGGAGTATGTTTTGCTTTTTTGCGCTATGGACAGTTAGTCTTTACGGAGCATGTCAAAGTGTCTATAATAAAATAAAGCCTGTATGGGTTTTTATATTTTGAGGGGGGTTTATATGTTTGATAACGAAGAAAAAGAAGAAAGAGAGTTGGCTGAGAAAAAAGATCAACTTGCACGTGAAAAAAAGGAAAAAGAGAGAGCCGAAAAAGAAGAAGCCGCAAAGGAAAAAGTAAAAATCCGTGACGGTGGAGAGGTCTACGCTTATTTACACGGTACACAAATAAGTACTGGGCTTGTTGGGCTTGCTTTAAGGGATAAAAAGACACTAGACGAAGTAAAAAAAGAATTGAGGCAAGCGTTTCCCGATGTTGAGTTTAAGGTGGAATCAAAATAGGTTATTTATAAAGACCTGTTATTGTCCAGCCCCACTTCTGGTGGGGCTTCTTTTTTGCCTAAATTCTTTTTTATTTCTCTAAATTCAAAACAATCACCTGTTTTATAATAGATACAGTTTTTACAAGGCATTTCACACTCTTTCCTTAGTTTGTGTGTGGCTTCTATAGATTTATAATACTCCCTTTGCGCATCCCACATAAATGCCTACTCCCTAGTATTCCAAATGTACTGTGGTTGTATAGCCGTCCATGTTTCGTTTTTTATATCATAATAACAAGTGCCTTTTAAAGACCCCTTATCGTCATATATTTCAATATATTTTGCATACCGTGTAAATATTAAGCGTATCCTATTTGTGCATCTAACAATGGTGTTATTTTCGCCAGTGTACAAAATGTCTGTGTTTTCGTCAAGGTGATCTAATTCTTCGATATTTTTAATAGCATGTAAACGCCGATAATACCAGCGTTCACTTTGTAAAATAATATCAAGTTCTGGTGTTTTTAGATCGATGGGTTCAAAGGGTTCAAAACTTTCATGCAAAAATATCCAACTAGATAAGGGTTCCTTGTATCCTTTGCAGAGGCGCGTGAAAATCTTTTGTTGATTTTTATGTCTAACTATTAGCAATTGATCACATTCATTCGTGTGGAATTGTAAATTATATAATTTACTGGTAATTAAAGAACCATCGGGAAAAATGTGTGTTTTGTTAAATAGTTGATATGTACCATTTTCTGTTATTTTGCTTATCGCTTGAATAGGCGGGAAGTATTCTTTTAATGCGTTGTTTTTGATAGACAGAGTATGTTTTTCTACGGTATTATCTGGGTCTTCGTTTTTTAGAGTGTCAGATGCGTAAAGCATTCCAGACAAAAAGGCGCGTTTGTACAGATTATAAAAATCGTTAAGTAATTTCATGCTACCTAATTCATCAATCGCCTTTTGTGCTTCTTCTTCTATTTTGTCTAGTAATTCAATCGCTTTAGTTATCTCAGACATAAACAACCCCCTTTTTATATTGCACCCGTTTCTCTAAATACTTTCAGTATTTTTGGAAACTGTCTTGCGATCCATTCCACGATAACTTCATCGTGTCCATATTTGTCCAAACCGCACTCTTCAAAAAATGCGTGCATTATTTCATGCCTTTTAACACTCATAATGTAACTATCTAGGTCAGAAACATTCTTTGGGTCTTCTTTATTGTAATTGTTCCTAATTCTAATAATCTTTCCATAACCATCACAATACCCACCAAGCATCGGATCGTTATCTAAACCTTTATCTTTGGTAGAGTGTACTTCTTTATAGTCATAAATCTGTCCTAAAATATTTATTTTCATAGTACATCCTTTTTAAAGTAACGAAAAAATAAACCGCATAATAAGTACCCCCGTTATAATACCACAGAGAATTGTAAAAAAGGACGTTAATAATAGTTCCTTATCGTGCCTGTCACGTTTCATATTCTACTCCCTTATTATCTATATTTTGGATAACGGCATAAATTAGGTTGAATAGGTGTACTTGAAAATGTAATTTCGATAGTGCTGTTATGGTACTCTATTAACTTACAGGATAGACGAAACACACAAATGGTGCAGTAATGCTTTGGATATTTATGTGATTTGCTTTTATAGGTATCCTCTTTTTTTATGAAGTCCTTTAAAAACTTTAAGTCATCATCGGGGGCTTTTGTCATCGTTATCGCTCCCATTCTTTAATTTTCGCGCTTTACTTACTCCTTGTTTATTTTTAGCGACCTGATACACTGTATCTGCAATATCAATTAGTTCGGGAATATGGGTACTCATAATAAATTGCAGGTTTAATTTTTCCGATAATGTTTTCATGACTTTAGCGGCTTGTAAGATTAAGTCCCTAGATAAAAACTTCATCGGTTCATCTAAAATGATTACATTATCTGTACGTCCTTCCAATGTCCACGCAGCAATTCTTAAAGCAAAGGAAGCCAGATCAACAACCCCCCCACCAGATGCGTCCATCGGACTTATACTTTTTCCGCTTTCTATATCCAAAAAAGACATCACAGCAGTAGTCACACCGCGCGACACTTCAAACGATATAATAAATTGATACTTGTCTGGGAAGCAGGTGTCTAATGCTAATTGTACAATGTCCTCTACATGGATTTTTAATTGTTCTTGAGTTTCTTGGGCGATTGTTTGCAAAAATGCCTGTGCTTTTTCTAGGGCTTCTTGCCTTAGTTTATTCTCGGTCATTGCTATTTCTTTTTCTTTGATCTGTTTACGGAGTAAGGCACGCTGTCCGGCTGCCTTATCCACAATTGTTTTGTAATTTCTTTTCATTCATTTTTTCCTTTTGCCCTTTTGGCATATCGTTCTCTTCTGGTTTTATTATCGCAATAACGGCAGGTGTCCTTATATCCATCCGCCGCATTAACATTTTTATTAAAAAAGACTAGCGATCTAAATTCTTTACACTTATGGCAATATTTATTTTCTCTTAATTGTAAAGCCGGATTATTATAATCCTGTGTATGGGGTAGAAGCGATCCCGCGTTAATAGGTTTGTGTCCGGGCGGAATTAAAATGGCTTTATTCCCTTTGACACAAATATGAGTAAATGCTCCAGCGGCGGTTCTTATTGGTATGTCAAGTTTATATACTTTCATTCTCTAAAATCCCCAAATGCCAAATAAAAGATACAGGTAGCAATAACTATTGCGCCTATGCTATAGACGATAGTTTGTATAATTATAGCATCGTTCACCAGTTTAATTCCTCAGATAACTTGTCCCAGTCTTCCATCGCTTCCAATTCATCTAACAAGGTCTTTTGCTTACTCCGGTGTTTCGTTATTTTTTCCGATAACGTGTCCAATTCTTTCTGCGCATCTTCTACAGTATCCACGCCATAATTCTCTTTCCACTCGGCTTTTATTTTTTCGATAACACCATCCGCCTTTGCCGCGCGCAATTCAGCCGCTGCTATCGTTTTTTTAATTTGTTCCAGTTCTTTAATTTCCATTTAGTCCATCCTTTTTTATTTTTGTCAACATTAAATGCTTATACAAGATTAGTTCCGTTCCTATTTTATAAAAATGATTAAGCGTTGTGTATTTTGCCCAGTCCACTAACAATAGCGATTGTAATTTTTTGTCTTCAGATATTGGAAATTCTGTGGGCTTCCTACCGTGTATAGCAAACACCAATTCAATTCGTGTCATTTCTTCTTCTAGGTTTTTTATCGCGTTAAAACCAAAAATATGCTTTATATCGTGATGTATTTTTTTTAAAGACCTATTTATATATTTTTCTATTTTTCTAGTTTGGTTCATTCTCCACCCCCTTCGTATATAAGTTCACGCACTGTATCCACCACAAGACCTTCCAACTGTTTATTCTCTTTTATGCGTGTTTCTACATTCTTTACAAAGTCTAAAGAAACACTGCCTTTAGATTTTAACAATTCTACAAATGATTCAATGCGATCTTCGCGCGCTTCTTCTTCACGTAAGTATTCGTCTGTTACCAATTCTTCTTCGTCTTTTATTAAAAGCGGCATATGCTCTTGTTTATCGGTGTCTATAAGATAGACACCACATTCATATTCTTTTTCGTTAGCACTTTGGCGTAAAATACAACCTGGATTTATAACAAACCTACCCTTTTTTTCGTATATAAAACTTTTATGATAGTCACCTGTAAAAATATAAGTAGCATCTGAGAATTCATCTAATAATTCTTTTGCAGTGTTTGCTTTTACGTTCGGCGGCATACTCTTAGCATCGGGAAAGACTAGACGATGTAAAAAGACAATATCACAACCTTCCTGATCACTAAAAACTTTATTATGGATTTTTTCTTCTCCAAAGTTAAAAGCAGAGATATTGCCAATCCCAGGTATATCGCCCATCTTTAAAATGTGGTGTATGTTATCGCTTCCTAGTAATATCCCAACCCCGCTTTTTTCTATGTTTGCTATATCGTGATATTGGAGATCGTGATTGCCCGCTAACAAATAAAGAGGATACTCTAATTGAGCAGCCCATTGTTGTATTTTAAAAAGCAATGTAAAAGTAATATCAGCGGCAGCCGTATCAAAAACATCGCCCACTACAACAATCGGACAACCGTATTTTTTAGAGTATTTTTCTATCTGTTTTAGTGCGTTCATTTGCGTTTCTATCCAATCGTTATCTAATCGACAACGTGGACGGCTTGAACGTAAATGCCAATCAGCAGTTAATATCATTCTCATCGTTGGCTTCCTTGTAAAGTTCTAGGGATTTTGTATCATCGCAGGTCTTCCACAGATCCAAAATCATATCCCATAAAATATCGTATTGTTTTATCAAAGTAAACAAATACTTTGTTTTACGATCGCGTAGATCACAATAATCATTTACTTCCATGCTTGTATAAAAAGCCATAATAGATTTTGTTTTCATAGTAATTGTTTCTGCTTTTTCGGGATGTTTAAAACACTGGTCTTGAAAATAAACGCCTATAGAGTGAACTATGTGGTTTGCGTTTTGAAGGGTCTTGCTATAACTATGTACTTTTGGCATTTTATACACTCCTTTTATATATTATAGATTTATTCCCTTGAAGCACTTTTTGGGCTTTTATTAAAGCAGATGCAGACCTTCTTATTTTTTCCATTCTAAATCCCTTATTACTTTATAGCGTTTCCACATAAAGGACATTCTTTTGGAAGTTCCTTTTTTTGATCTTTTACAATTTGCATAGCCTTCTTTTTTTCGTTTGTTTCGTAAGAATATTCAACAATAGACTGATTGAGTTTTGTATATGCTCTGTGTAAGGGGTCTATTCCTTTTTCCATAGTGTCTATTTTTAAAACCAATTCCATAGCCTTTTTACAATTCTTGGTCTTTTTAGTTATAGTGGCACTTTGTTTATAATCACAAATATCTGCGTTCATTTTATTATATTTGTTTTTGTCTGCTGCTATTTGTACAGATAGTTCTTCGATGTTTTTAATTATATCCGTTGCTTTATGCACTCTAGCAGCACATGCCCTAACGTCTTTTAATTCTTCTATGCGGTGTATCCCGTCTTCAATGTCTTCTTTATATTTTAAATAAACACTCAACCTGTTCTCAACACTTTCTAATTTTTCTATGTATTTATTTATGTCTTCAATCCAGTTTAGTTTTTCGTCCTGTTCCAGTAAAGAGGTATACTGTTTAGTAACTGCCTCAAGTTCTTGTTTGTTTTTCCGGCGCATATTTTCCGCGTTTCCCAGTACGCGGTCAATTATATCTAATCGAACTATGCGATTGAAAAAACGGGCTACATCTGCACTGGAGGCGGATAATAAAAAGGGTGCATCTTGTTGATGTTGGATATTAGTTTCTGATAGGTTAAAAAAGGCTTCCACTTCGTCTGGCACATCGGTTTTTACGGCTTCTAGTATACGCGGTTCTTTGCTTTCTTTTTTTCTTAAAGTGTAGGCATTTGTTGTAGAATTGCGAAGCCTTTTCAATTCACCCTTATCATTATGTATTTCTACGCTTATATCGTCAATCAATTTTCCTTTTTCGTTCCTAGCCCAATGACTTGCTAAATTGTCTATGCCAATCGGTCGGTTTTTTATTCCCCAAAAGAGTGCGCGCAAAAAGGCGGATTTTCCGTTATCGCTAGAGCCGATAATACAATTTATTCCAGGGGTAAAAAACATTTCTGTATTTTTATGACTTTGAATATTACTAACTATTGCCTTTTTTATCATGTATGCTAAAACCCCTTTTATAAAAATAAAAGCAGGCTGGAACGTATCACGGATGGGTTCCGTTATGATGATAACATTCCAGCCGCCTGTTTAATATATTATAGATTTTTTATCTTCTATCACTTATCTAATCGGCTTCGTAGGTCTTTCGCTTCCTTTTGAGTAAGTTCACCTGCATCTTTTTTGCCGTAGTCCCCAAAGGCATCAACTATTTCAACTTCCAGTCCTAAAGCCGATAATTGCAAGCCATATCTATAGGCTTTATTTTGTGCCTCTTTTTCAGCATCAAATAAAATATAAACTTTGCTATATTTGTTTTTTATAAAGCGCACCTGTGAGTGTGTCATTTCCGTTCCTAGAACGCAAGCAAACCCATCACCCATGCGCATTACATCAAAAACCCCTTCTAATAATATTATTTTTTGACCCGTGCAGTTATCGCTATTGTATATTATCTTTTTAGGATCAACTATACTTTCTTCTACTCTTAATTGTTTATATCGGGGCTGTTTTGTCTGTTTTAAAAGTTCGTTAGAAAGAATAGATCGGGCTGTCCAACTAACCACCTTATTGCGTAAAAAGACAGGTATAATAATCCGATATTTCCATTCGCCGATAATACCACCCCCCACTACGCCATAATGTTTCGATAGATATTGTGGATTGTATTTTCTTTTTATTAAATATTTTTTCTCGGTATCTGTAAAGCCATCGCTAGGAAGTGCAAGCGTCTTTTTTGCAGATACTTCTTTTTTATTTAAGGCACCGACAATAGCATGTCGCCCTTCATACTCTTTTACAATATCGTCAATTGCATTAAGGGGTATGGATAATATGCGGCTGAGTGTTTGCTTTAGACCGTGGGCACCACACCGCCAACAGAAAAAATAAGACCCCGATATATTAAAGCCCCCATTTTGGCTTTTATCATCACACCACGGACATTGTACATTCACCCACCCCCTTTTTAACGATGTTGAGTCGAATGGGATTTTATACTGTATAAATAATCTAATGAAGTCCATTACTTTATTTTAGATTAAAACAGAGGCATTGTCTTTTTTTGAGTCTGGCACTGGTGTCGGCGGGGTGCGTGGAGGCGCGGTGGGCGTGATACTTCCTACAATCACAAAACCCTTAAATTGGCAGGGGGGGGGTTATTTTCGGGGGTGTATCCCTTTTTAAGCATTTACATCTCATTTAATTTTACGGCGGAGCCGTTATATTATTTGATTTATTTTCGGGGGTATCTTACCCCTTTTTTTTCTTAGTTGTTTTAAAAATGAACATAAAATCAACCGCAGGTTGATTATATTTTATTTATAAAATAAGAGTTATTAGATATTATCTAGGTATTTATATTTATAATTATATTTATATCTTAGATATATAATTATATTTATAATATAAATACTATAGACTTGTGGAAAAACCCCTTTGCAAAAAAGGGTGTTTTTCCTACAAGTACCCCCTTTTGAGAGCATATTTTTGGGTACTAGTAGTATTAAATACCCCCTTCTAAAAATAACCATTTCACAGAAAATAAAAGAAATATCCCGTTGAAAAGAGCCGATTTGATAAATGCAAACGGTTACAATATAGGGCAAATATCCAGAGAAAAAAAGGGTAGACACTAAAAAATCTATAATAAAAATATGAGATATAAAGGGATGTACGTTGCCTTTTGGGGTGTATTTGAAAGCGCATATTTTGAATCTAAAGGTCTTTTAGATAAACCCTTAATTGCAGCGCAATATAATTTTTTGCTAAACTTTTGCATGAGAAACAGGCAAGACGGTGGTATTCATGAAACAGAGGACGGAAAAAAGGGGTATCTATCCCTAATAGAGCCGTTAGCATGTACTATGATGAGTAGCACCGATGACTTTCTAGCGAGTTTAGAAGTAATGCGTACAGCCGATTTATTGGACTATCAGCATGATGGAACCGATGTTTTTTTAATTTTTGACGAAAATAAATTAAAAAATATTTTGACAGAGGGGGTTTATTCTATATATGCAAAAAAATTATGTTAAAGTTTTTTCAAAAAAGTACTTTCTTTCATGCCAAAAATCCTATAATATAGGTAGTGGCAGAGAATAAGACAGTAAATAGCGGTGATATATACCTGCTTCCAATGCTGTCTTATTCTTTGCCAAAAAATAAGTCACAGGGAGCAGGTATTTTTTTTTATGAAAAAAAATCGAAAAAAGAACGCTATTTGCGTAAGAGAAAAAATCGTTAGCGAAACGACCGTTTTGGGTATTTTAAAAAAGAAAATATGTGATGGATACGAGATGACCTATAAAGAGCGTATATTATTCATACAGTTTTTTATGGCTTGCATGGGGCTACCCTTCGACAAAAACTTAAAAACAGAACGTTTGTATATAGACGGCACTAATTATTGGCGTTGTGATTGGGATTATCTAGCCAAAAGTAATGACACCATCGTAGACCGTGTACATAATTTTATAAATGCGCGATGGTGTATGGAAGGGGGTTATGGAAAAAATCACCTTTTTAAACCTCTACTAACATGTAAAAAAGTAGGGCGTTGTAACTATTACGCATTTAATGAAGCCCCGATTAACAATATTCTTGTTGATGATTTTCCCGGAGATGTACGCATGTTATTTGATATAAGTGAAAGCGAAAAAATAGCATTGGAAGAGGTCGAAAAAAAAAACCGACCGAAGAAAATTTGTACTTCAGTCGAACGCATCGTTGGTAGGCGTGGCAAATATACAAAGTTAGCATTAGAATATGCGCTATCTGCAAAGTCATGGGATGGTAACCCTGTTTTTAGACACCCTAACTTAAAAGTCAAAACATTTATACGCGCAATTTCTATTGTTGACGATTATTTTGCCGGATGTTTTGGTAAGGGTTTAAGATTAAAACCTGCATTTTTTGAAGAAACTTGTCAAAAGAGAGTGAATGGAGTACTAGACGAAGTAAGAGAGATTGGCGGTTCAACACCCGATGAAGCACTTGCACATTTTAAAAAATGTATAGATAACTATGTGACATCTTTTATAGATGGAAACGAAGCAGCACCCTACAAAACCAAAAGCCTTTATCAATTTTTAACAGATCCATTTTGTACGGGCGGTTCCTTATTTTTATATTACTTTAGACTACCAGCAGACCCAGCAAGAACGCGCATAGACAGTAAAATGGCAGATAAGTTTTTCTATTCTTTACCCGACAAAGTTATGGAGTGTGGAATTGAAATATGGCACCAATTAGAGATAAACAGAGAAGCAGGTGCCGCTGAGTCACTGTCACGACAATTTTGGAAGCATATTAGCCACATACATGCACGAATTAAAGATGTACGTAAAGAATACGGATATCAGTTGAATGATTTTTTTGGAATAGGAACGACAAACAACGAAGCCACTGTTTTATTTTTAACACGCTTCATGGAATGGCTAGAAGAACGGGGCTGGGAATTGAAGCCTGTACACTTTAGGCTAGATGGTAAAACACTTCCTTATTTTATAAGGCATATTCAAAAGGAATATGAATTGGACAAGAGGGTTATGGATGAATTTCTATAATAAAGTATATGAAAAGAGAAAAAGTCGAAACGCTAGATGAGCGTGAAATTATAACAGGGCTAATTACATCAGATAAGTTTTGCCGTGAAGTAGTACCCAGTTTAAAGCCACGTTGTTTTCAATTATCCTACGCACAGACTATATCTCATTGGATTATAGGATATTATAAAGATTACAAAAAAGCACCTGGCAGAGATATAAGGCAATTATATATTTCTAATAAAAACACAATACGTGATGAAGACCTGCAAGAAAGCATTTTGGATTTTATCGCTAGACTATCTAAAGACTACGAACGGCAAAAATTAACAAACGAGCCATTTGCTATAAAAAGAGCGATAGAATACCTTGAAAGAAGATCGCTACAATTATTGATAGACGATGTTACCCTAAACTTAAATATAGGGGACACAAAAAAAGCGCGTAGTCTTATCACAGATGCTAAAACTATCGCTAGTCATAACACAGGTGAAGTAGACATATTAACAGATACCGATGTAATTATAGACGCGTTTCTAAAAGAAGACGATGTAATGTTTCAATTCCCTGGTGCATTTGGGAAAGTGGCTGGAGTGTTTAGGCGCGAAGATTTTATATCGTTTGTTTCTCCCATGAAGCGTGGTAAGTCCTGGTTTTTGATGTACACTGCTTTATGTGCTATGTATGCCGGATATAAGGTTTTATTTTTTACGTTAGAAATGAGTGAACATCAAATGATACGGCGTATATGGCAGAATATTTATGGACAGAGCCCAGAAGCCGTGCGTACAAAAGTTCCTTTTTTTGAAGAAACAGAAACAGAGGACGGAACATCTTGTATAATTAAATATAAAGCCGTGCAGCGTAAAGCATTCAATTCAACCGCGTTAAAGAAAAAACAAAAGGCACAAAAACAGGTAGTAAGAAGCGGTGGGCTCAAGTTAGTTTCTCTACCTGCTTATAATAAAAATGTTATTGATATTGAAGCGATGGTTGATAATTATGCGCAGGGAATCACTAAAGACGGTAGACCCTTTATTGCTGATGTAATTGTTATTGACTACGCGGATATATTAGCACCGTGTGGAAGCCGTGGAGAGTATCGACATAATCTTGACGAAACGTGGAAGCGGTTACGTGGTATGGCACAATTAAAAAAATGCTTAGTAGTCACCGCTTCCCAATCTGATAGATCGTCAATTAAAACAGGCAAAGTAGGAGCCGGAAATATATCTGAGGATATTAGAAAGTTGGCACATGTTACATCTATGATGGCGTTAAATCAAACAGAGGACGAAGCCCAAAAAGGAATTATGAAAATAAAACAATTGGCTATTCGTGAAGGAAAAAAAGAATACAGAGGGGCAATCGTTCTTCAATCGCTTGCGTTGGGTAAACCCTATATTGATAGTAGGTTTGAAGGTGAGGTTGTAATAGAAGATAATGAAAATAAATATAAGCCAAAAAAAATAAATAGAAACGCAAGACCAAACTAGGGGGATACTATGTTTTATAATACCTTTGAAAAATTACAAGACTCATTAGAGAATATAGAAAAATATAAAGAGGTCTATTTGGTAGATATAGACACGATGTTGGCGGCGGTTAATAAAGACATTTCATCGTTTCCATCAACACCTAATTATTTTTTAATGAAAGTAGCAGGTGCATATAAAGGCTCAAAGACAATATTCACATACATACCTTCAATCGATCTATATAAAATCGCTTCTTACAATTTTGGAGATAGTTCTTTTTTGTTTATCTGTAGCGCGCTTATATCAACTAACTACGAGTTTTTTGAAAAGAGATATTTTAATAGCAGTGCCGTTATTGATAATTTTTTTATAGGTGGAACTATAGACGATTATCCGAACGAAAAAATAAAAAGAGCAGTCCCTGATCACGATATAGTTAGCAATTATAAAACGCATTGGAAAGACTATCCATCTAATCTAATCGCTTTTTCGGTAGGTTGCCCGTTGAAGTGTCATTTCTGCTATACTAGAACAAGGACATTTTCTCATCCAGACCTAATAGAAAGTCCAGACGATATAAAAAAGTTTTATGTGTTTGAGAAAAAACCGTTAATAATACTAGATGAGTCATTTGGAAGCCTTATTCAATACGATAAACTAGAGGCTTTTTTGGAATACCTAAAAAATAATAAAATACGATTTGAGTTTAGAAACGGCTTTAATTTAAAAGCATTATCTACGAAAAAGATTGAATTGATTTTACGGTATAGAAAATATATGAATTCCTTATCTTTTGCTTGGGATATTTTAGAGCAGGATAGACCACTGGAGTTGTTAAAAACCATGAGCCGTAAAGGAATGAACGGCAATTCTTTTATTTTTATAAAAACATCAGGACTTTCACCGATGGAATTAAAAAAGAGTTATCTGAGCGGATTATATCGAGGTATGTGGCTGACGTATTATAAATGCAGACCCCGATACAATCCAGAAATAGATTTTTTCGATAGTGTGTTTTTCAAAGGTCTTTTATATAAAGAGCCAGTTGAATTAGCCTTTTATAATATGTTTAGTGGTAGAGTGACTGGAATAAATAAGTCAACAGCAATCCCTTTATTATGTATGCAGTTTAACAGCCATATATTCACACAGGCAAAAAAGGTAATGGAATTATTAGAGCCGAAAGCAGAGGGTGATATTGATTATCGTAGTATTTTAGAAATGCTGATATACGAAGTTTCATATGACTTTTTGTACGAATTAGGAAAGTATATAGGGGCTGATGTTGAAAAGCATTTTTCTGGAATAGAAAAAAGAGATTTTGTGATACCTTCTTCTAGAAATAAAACCGTATACAAAATGAAAATAAATAACCACAAAGTTATTATCAACCCCTATAGTTGTCGAACGGTAGAAAAAAAAGGTATTGTTATTGGAGATTATTTAAAGGCTATGGAAAAAAGTGGCAAATGGATAAAAGCCAAAGACTTTCTAAAGGGAGTTGAAAAAACATATGTATTATAATAGTTTCAAGAAATTAGAAACGGTGATCCGTTATTTGATATAAGCGAGTGTGAAGAATGAAAGAAGGGATAAAACAAAACGAAAAAAATAATGCTTATATAACAGATTTTAATTATGAGATGATTTGCCGATGGTGTGCTAATAGACAAGATCGGGTTTGTTTGGCAGATGTGCCTAATTATTGTGTTTCAATAAATTGCAGAAATTGGCTGGAAAATAGCACGGGTGATAATAAAAAGCAATCGGCGATAAATAAGATTATAAAAAACTATTTAGTAGATACACTTTAGGAAGATAAAAGCCTAAAAATATCCATGAGAACACCCCTAGAATGGACTTTAAAGGGGTTCAAGGTAAAAAGACCCTACTAGACACTTAAACCTATCCTAGACCCCTTCTCACGCATCTTTTGAACCCCCTTAAAAACCACTTAACAGGCGTTAAGTAAAATGTGAAAAAACTTTCACTTTTTTTGA